ATATGCTAAAAGGCTTCAGTGGAACAAACACGATGTACGGAAAAACCATCCACACGCATAGTTACATCGAACAACTGCGACTTAACGAAAGCAAGAAGAAAAAGTCAAACTATTTCATTGCACAAAAGGGAGCGCAAGAGTTCGGGTTGAGCAGTGTTGTCGATATTATTGTTTTTGGAGGAAACCGAGGTGGCGGTAAGGCAAATCCTTACAGCACACCTGTTGCTACCCCGTCTGGATTCAGAAAAATGGGAGATCTTGAAGTTGGCGACCTTATTTGCACACCATACAACGGAGTACAGAAGGTAAGCAACATCTTTGAACAAGGCGAAAACACGGTATATACTTTTCACTTCGACGATGGAACGTATGTGACCTGCATGGATAATCACAGGTTTTGGGCGAGAACTAAAGCAACTGAAGAGTTCCATGAAATGACTGCAAGGGAAATCATGGATAACTACGCTATCGACCGTCCATTCCCAATGTCGTTGCGTGTTGGAAAATCTGACTATGTGGAGATACCTCTTTGCGGAGAGGTGGAACTGAACGAAAACAGGTCTGTTGCTGACCTTCCTCTACACCCGTTTGTCTTAGGCTATATAAGTGGAACAGGATATTGGCATTTTGAGAAAACTGGATTGAAACTCACGGGCGACCCGTGGACGGCAAGAGTTTTTATGAAATATGGGTACAGGATCAAGAAAAGCAGGGCAAACGGGTTTTATTGTCTTCGTGGCTTGTCTGACGAGAATAGACGTGCCATTACTTGTAGCCGGACAATGCAACCAGCGAGAATACCACAAGACTACAAGACTGCTTCTATTCAGGCAAGATGGGAATATCTCAAGGGCGTAATGTATAGGAACGGGCGTTCGATGCACAAACACCCGTATCTTGCATTACCAAACAAGAAGTTAATAGAAGACATTGCCGAGATTGCAAGGTCTCTCGGCATCTGGGCGCGTGTTACACAGGTAGAAGACATTCCTGACAAAATCGGATATTGGAAAGTTTCTTTCGTCGCACCAAACGACGGAGATTTGTTCGTGAAAACAAATTTCAAGGCTCGCGCACATGTCAATGCCGCAACACCAACAAAGCCAAACGAAAAAAACATCTTGACGAAAAAGATTCTTTGCATCAGAAAGAGTAAAGACAAACAATTTTGTCGATGTATAACCGTCACAGGACGGGATCATCTTTACATGACGGACGGCTACACCATCAACCACAACACGGTCACGATGCTCATGGAGCCAATGTACGACATTCGTAACAAACATTTCAATGGTATCATATTCCGAAAAAACAAAGATGATTTCGAGAATATTATCAATGAGAGCAAAAGATGGTTTTCTCGCCTTGGCCGCTACAATAAGTCGAAAGACGATATGACTTGGAACTTCAAGACGGGTGCAAAGCTCGGACTGACAATCTACGACATGCCAATGTCTGATTTCGACACAAAGTTTCGTGGTCAGCAGTTTGCATACATAGGTATCGACGAGTTGCCACAAATGCCATTTGAAATGTTCAAATTCCTTATGACTTCTAACCGTAATACAGTAGGAGTCCATTCTCGTATTCTCGGAACATGCAACCCAGACCCACTTTCATGGCTAAGAAAGTTTGTAGATTGGTGGATTGGTAAAGAAGATACCGTTTATTCCGACGGAAAGACGCATCCAGAGAGAAAAGGCTTTGCCATTCCAGAGCGTGACGGTGTTGTTAGGTACTGCTATATGCCTGACGATTCTGTTGACAACATCATTTGGGGCGATACTCCAGAAGAAGTTTATGAGCAGTGTAAGGACTTGATAGATGATGCCTGGGATCCTGATTGGGAACAATACGGATATACCAAGACTTCATTCTTCGTGAAGTCGGTAACTTTTATCAAGGCAAGTCTGAAAGACAATAAGGCTCTGCTAAAGAATGACCCCGGGTATATTGCCTCGTTGCTCAACCAACCGCCAGAAGTCAGAGCGCGAGAGTTTGATGGAAACTGGGATATTATCAAGATGGGCGACGATATGATTCAAGCCTATCACCTCGATAAAGTATTTCAGAATGCACAGATGGTTGGCGATGGCGTTCGTAGGGCAACGTGCGACGTTGCTGGCACAGGTGGCGACAACTGCGTTACATGGCTTTGGATTGGATGGCATGTCGCTGACGTTTTCGTATGTCGGCGTGATCCATTTACCACAACGTCCGTACTGAGAGGAAAACTACAGGAATGGGGAGTTTTGGAAGAGAATTTCGCTTACGACTTGAACGGAATGGGGCAAGTCTTGAAGGGTGCTTTTCCGAGAGCCGTTCCGTTCAATAACCAGGAAGCGGTCGCAATCAAAGACAAACACCTTTACGACAACAAGAAATCGCAATGCGCCTATAAGTTTGCTGAAAGGACACAGCAAACTGGATGGAGCATTGAGCAAACTCTTCTCAAAAGAAAATACAAAATCGGAAAGGAAACAAGAACTCTTTACGACATACTTCAGATAGAGAGAAAATGCGTGAAACAAGATATGTCGAAAGAGGACAGAGGTTGGTGTCTCATTCACAAAGAGCAGATGAAAAACAAAGCAATCGTAGGACACTCTCCAGACTTCTTCGAGGCTTTGTTTATGCGTGAGATATTCGACATCAAACATACACAAGCCGTCATTCCAAAATGGCTGAACAAAAATAACAAAATTAGAACAGTCCGAAAACTCACTCCAAGATATAACAATTAAACACAAGCACAGATATGGCAGAGATCACTATCCAAAACAAACAGCAGTTAAGGGACCTTCTGACAAAGAAGCCTTTTACGAGAATCATGCCCGATGGTCACTACGACCACGGCTACATCTGGAACGATGTTTCAGAAGTGACAATCCCGCAAGATACTCTGCGCAGAAAGATAGTCACACAGGAAGACTTCTTGCGTGAACTTGACCCTGCCGGACATCTTATCAACGACAAAGAACTGTTTCCAGATGTTTGGCAACAGAACGAGGAAGATGGAAGATGGTACATTCAGGAGATACCACGCTACGCATTCTCATATCAGCAGATTATCCTCATTAAGCATCTGACGCACCTTTGTGGAAATGACATTCAGTTTGAACTTTCCGACAAAAGCGTGACGGACGAAACTTGTGAGGTATTCAATGCCTTCCGAAACGGATGGGCAAACAAGAATATGGAGGTTGCTTGGTATCAGCTCGCAAAGTCTGTCAAGGCAACGGGCGATGGTGCTTTTGTCGGTTTCCTCGACAAAGGAAAGTTTGGTTGGAAAGTTTTGTCTTTCCTCAATGGTGACAAACTTTTCCCGCATTACGACCTTCGGACGGGAAGACTTATGACGTTTGCAAGAACGTACTGCAACTATTCGGAGGATGGAAGTATAACCAAACGATATATTGACGTATGGGATGATACTTATTACTACCGTTTCGTAGCAGACGGCGACCCGACAAACTTGTTTGAGAAAGCGAAGCAACTCATATTCAAACTTTTCTCCACCGATGGCTACAAACTGGAATGGATGGAGGCTCACGGCTTCGATTCTATCCCTGTTGCATACATGCGTGACGATAACGGACCATGTTGGACGTTCTCGGAGGAAACAATCGAAAACTATGAGATTGCTTTCTCAAACCTCGCTCACTCTAACCACGATTTCGGGCTCCCTATTATGTACGTCAAGGGAGAAGGCAGTGAGGAAGTGACGACAAAGGACATGTCTTATGCGTCGAAAATTATGCTCCTGCCATCCGACGGAGAGATTGGTTTCCTTAATCGTCAGGATGCAAGCAACGCATACAAGGCTGAACTTGACAAGCTCGAAGAAAACATCTACAAGCAGTCGTTCGCCGTGAAGACTCCAGAACTGAAGTCTGGTGACACCCCAGGCGTTTCGCTGAAAATCATGTATTCCGATGCTTACGAAAAGGCTATGACCGACGCACAGGAATACGACGGCACTGTTGACAAGATGATCGACATCTTCACATGGGGATATGGTATCGAGAGCGAAAAACGTCTGGCTTTCCTGAACACGAACATTCGCCACTTCATTGAACCTTATATCCACCTCAACATTACTGAACTGACAACTAACCTCAACACGGCAGTTGTCGGCGGTTTCCTCTCGAAACAGACTGCATCCGAGAAACTGCCTTATGGCACACCACAGGAATGGGAGCGCATACAGGCTGAAAAGAAAGCGGAGCAAGAACATGAGCTCTTGCTTACCGAACAGAAACTTGAAATTCAGTCTGAAATCGCAATCAACCAAGCTGAGGCCATGGCAGAAATCGAAGCAGATTACACGCAGGAAACAACCACTTCGACAGAAACCGACGAAAACGGTAACAAGAAGACAACTTCCAGCAAAGCAAAGAGACGTACAAAAGGTAGCGTAGCAACAGGCCGTGGACGAAAGAACAAGTCTGGGAAGTCATGGGATGAAAACGGCAATGAGATTGACCCCATGACAGGAAAGGCAAAGTCGAAGTGGGATAAGTGGGACGCAACACACTAACAGATGGCAGACAGTATCAAAATACAATTAGACGGGTCGCAATATAGATTGCCTACGCAGGAAGACATTACAACTGCAAAGCAATTTATATTGCGACGCGATGATTTTGCCCGTGTCTTAGTATCGAAAATTGATGATAGCCTTGCTAATGCGATACAGGAAATAGTCTCAATCTGCTATAAGTACAATGTAAAGCCGGAAGAGTTTGTTATCAGCAGTGAATACAACGAGCAGATGATGAACGAGATTTCGACGGTCATGGACGATCTGGAAAGCGAGATTCTGGACTATATCTTGGAGTATTCAACCAGAGTGACTACGGACAAAGAACATACCAACGCGCTTGCGGCATGGATCGCCCTTCTTGGTCGTGGTAACAAGAACCTCCAAGACACACTGGACGGCTATCTTTATAAGACTATGAAAGATTGGGAGGCTGCAATAGCGGCTCTTCGGTATGCAAACGTGCAGATGGCTGACGCTGTGACAAAGTTGAAGTCCCACCTGCATAGCATCTACACTATGCCAGAGATTATTTCTGCATTCAAACACGCAAATGATTTCAAAGCGTCCTACATTCGTAGCCGTGGAGTTATGCAAGGTGGTGTCGGACTCTCTAATAATGGCAGTACAAACGTGACTAATATGGCAAGAACTACCCTCCAGATGGCATGGATGAGACAGCAATGGATTGACTTCTCTGAAAATGGAGCTGTAGGATATTATCAGCTCAGAGGAAGTTCCTACCCATGCGATATATGTGACAATGAAGTTGGATTCCATGTCGGAATAGAGGAAATTTTCAACAAGCCACTTCCTCATCCACATTGTTGCTGCTACAGAATACCGATTTACTTAATAGAAAACGAATAGTTATGGATTTATCAAAACAAAAACAGACGGAAGCAAAAAAATTGAACGTCACAGTCCAATATCTTGTCATGGCTGATCTCATGGCTGTTGGCTATTCCGAAAACGATGCCTATATCATCGCATATCCTGAGAATGAAGGATTGTCGGTGCAACAGAACAACAGCATCCGTACAAATATCGTTGAAAGCGTGAAGTTCAAAAAACTTCTCGAAAACAGACGTACCAGGGTGAAGGATGGCGTTGCAGCACCAGTCATGCTCGATGAGGTTGAACTTGTAGGCCCTGAAGAAGTGATGAAAGAGATACTACGCTCTGCAAAACAGCAGCCAGTCGGTTCTAAGGAACGTGCAGACCTCTTTGCCAAGTACAACGAGATTAAGACGAAGAATGAGCAGGGTGTGGAAGACGATACAGACAATATCAACTTTGTTTTCCCACTTAAATGCACCCAATGGCCTCTTCTCTACTCTTACAACAAATACCTGAAAGAGCAAGGGGAAGTAGAAATAAGGGCTGTCGAAATGAACCGCATAATGAGTTTGTCACACAAAATCATTCAGGCGGCAAAGGATGCAGAAGAGTAAAAAGAAAAGTGGTCGAATTTGACCACTTTATCTTTTTCACGTAAAACCTGCCGAAATCGGTGGGTTTATTATTTGTCCTCTTTGCCATCAAGAATATCCATCGCTTCCTCGGCGATCTCTTCTTGACGAATGTCTTTGTCGGTAGGTTCATTGTCCGCAACATGCTTGTCGTATTCCTCACGCCAGGCAAGAAAACGCTCCACGGTGCCCTTTGCGTCCTCGATAAAGTTTTTGCCCTCTTCGGTGTCCTGCAACAATGAAGGATTAGCGTATGCTGCAGCTATCATTTCTACTCCATGATGGAAGAATCCGTTGCAGACCATTGAGACGTATGCCATGTTTGACAATGCAGTGCGGATGAAGCCGTCACCACGGCGACGCTCTTCAGCATTCTCGCTGTTTGCCCACTGATAAGCAATCGTCAACATGCCGAACATTTCATAATTCTGAGGAATGCGGACAAGCCATGTCCCTTCGAGGTTACTAAGATTGATACACTCAACACCCGACTTGCTCTTTCCCTTACCTACTGCAAGGTTGGAACGCCAAATACGAAAGTTTCCGAGTCTTGCAGGCTTTCCGAAAGGTATTTTCACAGGAGTTTCGCTATTTGCACCCATGTTTACAACCTTTGCACTTTTCTTATCCTTTGTATCACTCATTGATATTGTCTTTTAAGTAGGAAAAAAGTTCGTCAAGAGAAGAAAACACGTCGCATTCGCATACGGTGTGGTCAAGAGAGGTCTTGTAACAGGTTTCACCATCCTCACCTTTCATGCGATAATGGATATAGCCATGCTGCACAAGGTCTTCATACACATACCAAACTTCATCGCCATTGGAATACTTATAACCGCCATCAGAACGGCTTTTTTTAAGCATTTCAATAAAGGTTTTTGGATCTTTTGCAAAATCCTCAAGTTTGCCGATCATTTCCTGCGGAGAGTTTGCAGTGAAGGCAATTTGGATAACATCGTCCTCGTCAAGATCATCGTCGTTGAGGTAGTCAAGTTCCTCGCGGACTTTCTTACACATGTAGAAAAGTTCTAAGTCAGAACTTTCTCCGTTGTCTTTCATTGCAACGGGTTCGACATCTTCACCGCGCAATACCTGCAAGCATTTCTCCATCTGAAGATAAGCGAGCACCAGTTGCTCCCGACATTCATCAGGAGACAACTGGCTGGCGAACTCGGTAAACTTTTTTCTAAGTTTCTTTGTTTTGCTCATACTCGAACTTATTTCGTTTTCTTGGCGGTCTTCTTCGGAGCAGCCTTCGTCTTTGTGGCTTTCTCTGTCTTCTCGGTGTCTTCACCTTCAGAAAGTTCGGCAGACTCACCACCGACATTGGCTTCATTGGCTTGGTTCTCTTCGCCATTGCCATCGTCAGTCTTCTCGCCTTCACCATCAAGTGCAAGTTTCTCGGAAAGTTCTTTTGCCTCGTCCTCGAAACCCTCCTCAATCAGCAAGGGAAGTTGGTCTTCTTCCGGCATGGCTTTGATCTCTGCCAGACGCTTTGCACGATTTTCCTCGTTCAACTCGCGGATATGCTCATCTGCAAGGTAAGTTTCGTACTCGTCTGCTTCCTTGGAAAGTCCGGCACTGCGTAACGCTGTAACTCGCTTGTCAGTCGGCATCTGCATGATAGAGTCGATGAGTTTCTTCTTCTCATCTTCACTCAAAACTTTCGGAGCAGCCTTCGTCTGTGAGGCTGTTACCGTTGTGAACCCAGTCGATTGGTAAACTTTCGGGTTCTTTTGTCCTACTCTTATTGTTCCCATAATTGTAATCTGCTTTTTGTGAATAAAAAAGATTGGAACTAAAACGCTGGATTGCTGTCGCGTATCTCACCAGTCACAGCGTCGATAAACAGCACGTCGTCAATGTCGCCAAACGTCCACTGAGGGTTACAGTCTTTGGATCCGACGGGCAGGCGCAGGATGATGAAGTTGCAGTCCTTTGGTAGCACACCATTCCACTCCTTGAGTTTGAGAATTGCTTCCTCGGCTGATAGTTTGATAGGCTGATCACTCAAATCATCGTCCTCTATCCAAACATCGTTAATAGGCCAAGGAATCTGCGTGCCTCGCTTTACGTTGACATTGATATACTGCACCTGGGGACCTTTGTCCTTATCCCAATAGTAAAACACATCGTTAATGTCGGTGATGTGCAAATCGTCGATGTTGTCGAAGGTCAACGTGTCGTTAAAGATGACGCGCGAATTGCGCCACTGATAGCCGTTCACGGGCTTTCCCTGCTGTGCCAACTGATACATAGTCTGACGATGCAACGCCTGAATATGGCTAACACCAGCGGTAAAGTCCTGCACAATACCATCGTAGTCATGGTACGCGATTTCCTGCTTCTTGTTTTCGGACTGGCAGGAACTACAGCCCGTAGCCATAATGCTGACTATCGCCAACAGAAGGCTCAAAAACAAACTTTTTTTCATAATGTTCTCAAAGTTTTTGTTAAACAAATATGTTTCTACGCTTTTTCGAGGTCTGCAATGCGCTCGTCGAGGATCTTTCCGTACTCTGTCATTACGTCGTACTGTTTCTTCAAGAGAGGTTTCTGAACATCAGAAACGGTGGCAAAGTTATCAGAGCCAATAAACTCGCCAAGTTTCTCATGCCGGAAGTAAAGTTCTGCGGCTTCTGCCTTCAGACGGGTAAGGAAAGTTTCTTCCTCGCCGATAATGCACCAA